CATCATGTTCTTGATGCCTTTGGCTACAGCGTCACGGGTTTCTTGTGCCATTTCGGCAGGGGAATACGGCGCAGGACAATCTCTTGCCTTGGCTTTGTGGGATTCATTCAGGTAGGCGATGCTCAGATTTCTCACGGTGCGCGCCTCCCAAGAATTTAGTTCGATGCCGGTGTTTCGTTGCCAGCTTTCAATTTCAGAATGAGTCACCGGCGACTCACCCATTCCACCGCTCATCGTCGGGCCGATCTCGAACAGATAACCGACAATGTGACTGCACTCGCACGGCGGCATTTCAATTTCGCCTAATGCCTCTCTACGCGGTCTTTCAGGCTCTTTCGACTTATCGCCTTCAGACTTGTCCGGCGTAGTGTCAAGCCATGCACTATGCCGAACATACAACGCTATTTCGTCGTAGAGGCTTTCGTAAAATTTGCCCAGTCACCAACATACTTTGCAACCTGATCGGCGATGAAGCCGATGGTGATGTCGGAATAAACCGCAATCGCAAGATCATGGCCTTCAAGATCGTCGTATTCCATTCCTTCAAACGAAACGGTAACGTCAGACAGAAATTCCGCATTCTCAGCGGCCTTCTGCTCGGCGCTTTGCTCAGTCTTGCCCTTGCGCTTGAGTTTGTCGATCATGCGGTTCTGCTGGCGGGCTTGTGCTGCGGCATAAGGCTTTGAGCCTGGGCCGTACACGTTCACGGCAACACCAGCCATCAGTTCGTCGTTCGCATCCCGAAGTTCAAGGCGACTGGTCGGTTGTACTGCTTTGCTTTTGATGTCCATTTTTATATTCCTCGCAAGTTAATAAGTGACGGGGTAAACCGCCCCGCCTCGGATGTTGCTAGTACGCAGCCCGGTCTCCTGCGAGGGAGAACCAAGCCGCGCCTATGCTCTTATGCACGTTACACTGTGCCAATAATTGCGATGGTGTACGTCACAGAAGTTGTGCCGGCGCTGTTAAGCACCTTCAACATATCTGCTGTGGTCGCCGTTACAGCGAAGCCGTTCACGTCAGGTGCAACTACCATCAGCGCGCCACCCGGCTTAATTGCGGCAGTGTGGGTAGCAGCACCAAAGAACAACAGACAAGCCGCTGTAGCGTGGTTGCCGATAATCACATCGTTTGTGTTTCCGGCAGCAGCCGTGATGATGATTGCCTTGATCTTGGTGAAGGTAATCAAGTTGCCAAAGGCATCAGTGAGAACTCCGGCGAGGTCAAGGTTTTCTTCAGCAGATGCTGTGAGGGTTCTGGTGTCGGTGAAAACAGACTTCGCCTGATTCGCCCCGGTCCCATCTGTCAGCAGGTAATTTGCCCCGTACTGCACTGGGTAGCTTACCGAACCAACGTCAAGAGAGTTTGCGAATTCTGCGGCAAGCGAACACCCGACTTTTGCTGTCAAAGAGGTAGCCATGTCAGCCCCCTATTAAGCAGCAAGCGATTCGACGATACCAACACCAGTGTTCGATGTGGTAAGTTCGATGGTCGCGGTTGCGGTTGAGATGTTGTCCACTGAGCTAACATTGACCTTGAAGCTCATGGTCAAGCCTTGGAAGTAGTACACGTCGCCGGACGGAAGGGTGATCGAGAAAGCGTACAGGCTGTCAGACAGCGCGGCTGCTTTCATCAGGATTTGCCCGGCATCATCCGTGTCAAGGCCAAGAGCCACGCCGATAGAGCCTTCATTGAAGCCGCCCTTGAATTTCTGTTCGCCACGAGTGGCAATCGGCTTGTGTGTGACAAGCGAGAATGTGCGGCCAAATTCAGGGATGTTTGTTACCTCGCCCACGGTCGTGTACGAGAGTGCTGCATAACCCGCCACGTTGAAAGTGGCTGGTACGCCAGCCGAAATTTTCAAGAGCGTTGTTGCTGACGTTTCTACTGCCATGATGATTCTCCTTCAATGGGAACCCGCGATATACTGCGGGGTCGCTTCCGTCGTCTCGACGTGGGCGGGTTATAAAAATTGCACTTACATTTGATACTTTACTACAAAAACTTTAGACAAGCAAACGCTTACCTCTGAATCTGCCAGATGTTTCCCCGTTCGCAATCTGAGAATCAATAATTGCTTGAGCTTCTGGGTTTTCAACTTGCAATCCAGCTAAAGGTGCCGTGAACTCCACTGTATCGCCAATATTGGTAACCTCTGAAATAGGAGTGTACTGGATTACAGGTTCCGCCATAGCCGACCCGATGAACAACTGAGCGCGCTCGGTGTCTAGGTCGTATTTAAAGCCTTCGTTATATGGCCCCATCACGACACCGTTCACCTTGCCATTTACCGTTTTAAGCATAAAAACTTTCATGTCATCCTCCTGTTGTGTATAATTCGCTTCACGAGTTTCCTGCTCTCCATCCCTCGCGGGATACAAAATGTCAGGTAAAGCCCCTCTTCGGAGGGGCGTATTCTTTCTATCGTTGAAATTTTACCATGTAGTCCTTCGACTGCTGGTACACCGGCACAGCCCCATCATACAGGTCTGGGCCGTCCGTGTCTTGCAGAATGCTATCCGTCACGAAGCCGTTGATCGTTCCTCTGGTATTCGGCAAGGCTGTGCGTATCAATGCCATATAGGACTTCTGCAAGGCGTAGGTCGAGCATAGGACTGTCACCTGCACCCTGTCCGTCACCAGATAGGATGCGGCATTCATTGCCAAAGTGTTACGCTGTACCCCGGATATTTGCGTCACGGCGATTGCCGGCAGCACGGTATTGATCGGGATTGCACCTGCAAAGATACGGGCGGCAGGAATGACTGCGACAAGCGGTGCGTTCGCGGCGAGGAGGCTGCGGATTATGGCTGTGCCAGACATTATTCTTCCTCCCCTATCGCAATACTCTTCGTGTCCAGTCCATGCTTTTGCTCAAGCCGGTTGCGGATGAAGTTCGCAATCACCAGTATGGCGCGTTCGGATTCTGCGTCGAGTGCTGGGCGCATATAAGGCTTGCCTTTCATACCAGGATGGTTTACCGGCCCTTGTACCCATCGCCCATACTTTTCGATGTAAAGGCGATTGTTGTATTTCTTGCTACCGATCCTGTGTCCCACTGCTCCATATTCGATAATATGCGCGTAGTAGGTATCAGCCGTGGACTTGCGAGACTTCCCGCCAGCTCGGACGTATGCAACAACTTGCCCCTTGCGCAGATTGATTTTTGAACCGACGCGGATACTTTTTTTCAACGCACCAGCATAGCCGCCATAAATGCGCTTATTCTCTGAACTTGTCTCACCAACCGGACAGTTGGCTTTCGCTGCCTCCTTGACAACCTGCGCGCCTGCGGACAGGGCTGCGCGGAGCACGTTGCGCTCAATTTTTTGCGGTAGCTCCTGCATGAACTTGCCGAGTTCGGCAAGCCCTTTAATGTGCATCGTGTTTTTTAATGTGGTTTCAGTCATATCAGCTCGATTTCTTTTCGCAAAGGAATTCGACGGCCTCGCGGTTGCCAACCATCGCTGGCCCGCCGATGATCTGCCATGTCGCAGGGTCAGGTCGCATGATGATGAAGCGGCAGGATGCGTCAATGTCTGTGCGGTAGCGGAGCCTCACGCGCGCGCGGATGCTCGACAGAGTAATCACGTCCAGCAGACCCTCGTCGCGGCTTGGTAATTTATCCACAACTTCTGCCCATGCCAGCCCGACGAGCGCCCATGTCGTCACCTCGCCACCGTACACAGGGTCTGCGGTGATTACGGGACGCTCTATGCGGATGCGGGTGTTGAGGTTCATATCCTGCCCGTAACCCGCTCGCTATCCAACATCCCGTCGATGAATTGATTCGGCATGGCAATCAATGCCCCGCGTGTCGTTGCCGACATAACGAACTCGCTGCGGTTGTCCCACATCGTCCGTATCCGACAAAGCATCCAGTGCTTAATGCAGGCAGGAACGTCAGCAGCAGCCCCGTAGCCTGCGGTGAAGCGGATGGTCACAGAATTTGGTTGGTCGTACACAGAAGGCCATACGATGCCGTATGCTTCGACTATCTTGGTCGGGGAGTTGCGCGCCTTGCTGTCAATGATGTATTGGCTTGTTGCAAGCGTTTGTTCCGCGCCGAGGTAATCCAGATACTTGATATGCGTTACCGTTGAGCCTTGAATCGGTGGGAGTTGAATCGGATGGTCGAAGTCGTCGTCAAAGTAATCGAGCGTCTGGGTGATGAGGTAGCGGTGCAATTCCTGTTCGGCCTGCATACGCGCCGTCTTAATCATCATGTTCAGCAGCGGGTCGCTGGTCGTGTTGACGGTTGGAGCTTGCGCCCCTAGCGATGCGTCTGCGATGTTGTCTGTGTAGGTCGTTGCTGTGTTGTTTGAGATCGTGGTGAGCAGATAGTATGCCGAACCCCCCGCCAACGTCCTGTAGAGCTTCCTGGCGGTTGTCATTGCGCCGCCAAGAGGGATTGCTGTCAGTGATACCTGCCCGTTTACTGTTTTGTCAGCAACGGTGACGGGTGCGGTAGCCGTACCCAAGTCAGTCTCGCCATCGGCGGTCTGGAAACTTACACCATAACGGTGCGCCCCGTTGTCCACGTTGCCAGCGATAGGCGTTGTTGCCAAAGCAGCAGTCGGCGCGGAAGGCGGTAGCTCGAAGTTCATCTCGTCGAGTTGCAGCATGGCCTTTACCTCGCTGATCGAAACCGGCTCTGAGGTCGGCTGGGTGTAGACTACGATGGTCATGGCGATTCTTTCTTATTCGGATAGTATTCGCAATGAATTTCCACTAAATTATCCAGACGCAAATACAATGTCAAATTGACAACATTGTCAGGTATCTCGAATTTTGAACGCAAGTATTCAAATACTTCTTTCACGAGTTCTGGATTAGATGCGGTTGTCATTTCGTTTTAACCTCCAGCTCAAATTTACACCCGCCAACGAAGCAACCAAAGCGGATAATCAGCGCAGCCAGTTTTAAGCGCAGCCACAGCTCGTACTTGTTCACCGTGAGCGTGATGGTGAGGTTCTTCGTGATTTCGCGCACGGGGATTTTCATCGTATTGGTCATTTTGCTTTGGAGCGCGATGTCGTGGTGATCGTCGCCTTGTTCTCAACTACCGGAGCTTCACCGGCAATCTTCAGCGCACCCTTCGGCGCGCAGGCAATCAGGTACTCGCTGATTTCGGCAGTCGTTCCGGCCTCGAATGTCTCGGTGAACCGCCCGTCTTGCGAACCTTTGAATGTTTCAAGTATTTCACACTTCGCCATGGTCATCCTCCTTGAAAGATTTGTGCTGCTCTGCTATCGACTTGCCATGATCGTAACTTTGCTCAATGGCTTCCGCAGTCGGTAGTGTATCACGCTCTTTGAACGAAAGCGTAAGATGCCCGTTTTCTTCGATGTTGAAGCCCACGTCAACGCAATCATAACCGTACAGCCTGGCCGCTTGCGGGCAGTTTGAATCCATCAGCGAGGTGTTGGTTGGCAGGGCGATTTCAATCCCCCTTGCGTGAGCCTGCCCGAGCCAGAATTCAACACAGGCGCGGCCTTTCTCGGCTTTGTGGGTGCTATCATAGGAATAATCGAGGCCGAAGCAACTGATCTTCGTCGCCCCAACGTGAATCGCCAGCGCAATCGCATAGGCGGCGGTGTTGTTGAAGTAATCATGCCCCAA